TGCCGAGGAAGAGTTAGCACAGCTTTTCGATCACCGTTCTATTCTAATCTTAATGCAAGCTAAAGCTTGGGAAGATGACCAGAAGAAAGTCAAAAAGGTTAAGTCTAAAAAGATAAAGAACAAACCAAAAGTCATTAGAAGTGGCAAGGGTGTGCAGAAGTCTGACAGCGACAAATCAAAGAGAGCTGCAAGTATGAATAGACTCCGAGAGACTGGACACTACAGAGATGCAGTGAGTCTTTTAGAGGATTTTGTCGATTTAGAATAGGAGAAAAATTATGGCAGTTCCCACAAATACTTCTCTTACTTACAGTGCTGTAGGTATCAGAGAAGACTTGTCGAACGTAATTTATAATATCGCTCCTATGGATACTCCCTTTTTTAGCGGTTGTGGTAGAACTACAGCTGATTCAACTAAATTTGAATGGCAGACCGATACCATCGCTGCAGGTTCCACGAACCAGCAGATAGAAGGTAACGATCCGACTAATGATGCAAGGGCTAATCCAGTGCGATTGAATAATTACACTCAGATAAGTGTTTACACAATTCAGACATCAGGAACCAACCAGGCAGTAGATTATGCTGGCAGAAAAAATTCGCAAGCTTATCAGTTAGCGAAGAAAGCCAAGCAGATGAAACGTGACATAGAATATATGTTGACGAACAATGTAATCCTGCTTGTTGGTGACTCCACAGAAGCTAGGCGAAGTGCTGGACTCAGTACTTGGTTGAATTCGGGTTATGTTTCCATGAACCCGACAAGTGGTTCACCGACTGCTGGTGCCACGGGTACGACTGCACCTGTTTCCGCGACTGCTACCGCTTCCATTACGGAAGCTGGTATTAGAAGCGTGATCAAGAAAGTGCATGAGGCTGGTGGTGATCCCGATGTTATTTTATGCAAACCAACCATTAAGCAAGCCATCTCAGCTTTGTCAACACAACCTGCTACTGCGAATGTTAGTGTTCCTATGCGTACTGCAGCGGATGGTGACAAACCTGCTCACGTTATTTCAGCGGTTGACGTATATGTCAGCGATTTTGGCACGTTCAAAATTGTGAGTGACCGTAACCAATTCCGTGATGCGGATGTGTTCTTTTTAGACTTTGACTACTGGTCTGTAGCTTACCTACGACCTTTTAAGACAGAGGCACTGGCTAAGTCAGGCGACTCTGTGCGACAGATGTTAGTCGTGGAGTACGGTCTTGAGGCTAAGAACGAAGCTTCTAGTGGTACTTTAGCTGACGTTAAAGCGTAAGAGGTAAATAGGGGGTGGGTAAAACCACCCCCGATCTTATGAAAAAATCAAAAACTGTTGGTTCTGTCGTAGAGGATGGAAAGGGTGGGCAGCTTAACTATCGTCAACTGACTACTGCTTGTCCGAGTGTAGAGGATGGCACAGGTGGTAAGGTTATATTTCCTTTCGGTCCATGTGTATATGCAAACTTCATTAGTGACAAACTAAAGAAATCTCTTCTAAAAGAAGGGAACCGGATAAGGAAAAAGGAAGAGCATAAATTTAGCAAACAACTTGCTGGAAATATGTACTTTGGTGGTTCATATAATTACGGTAATGCGTATGTAGAGACTGTACATGAAGAATTGGCTGCTATGCTATTTCAGTGGTTCGATTTTATTACCGCGCACTATGGTCCTAGAAGATTGAACTTTGTACCTGGAAAGGAAAAGTTCGGAATAGCTTTAGAGAATCTATGGATCAATTATCAGAAAAGATATGACCATAATCCAAACCATCAGCATGGTGGTATTATTTCCTTTGTAATATACTTAAAGGTACCTGATGTTATATTTCAGGAACAAGCTGACTCAAATGTAAAATCTGCTGGGCATATCTTCTTTAGGTACGGTGAATCAATAAGTCCATTATGCGTTAAGGAATGGGATGTAGCTCCAACCGAAAACTTGATGCTTATGTTTCCAGCCACGCTTGATCACTCTGTTCACCCATTCTGGGTTGAGGGAGAAAGGGTAAGCGTATCAGGAAATTTCACAATACCAGATGAGGTATTGGTTAGTACGAATGGGATTTAAGCAAGTAGCTATTGTTGGACTGGCACCATCTACCCACGATGATGCACCCTACAATAGTCCATTCTGGGAGATGTGGGGATTACCCTGGGATGAGGGAAGTTATCCACACTTCGATAGATTGTTTGACATACACCCATTGGAGTGTATAAGAGCTGCAACCCCCACGTTCTACCGCAAGGGATACGAGGATAGGTTAAGGGATCTTGACGGTAAGTTATACATGCAGCAAGCCTATGAAGACATCCCCAATGCGATTAAGTATCCATTGGAAGAGGTATCCATGCTGATAGGTGATTACTACAACTCATCTATTGCCTATATGCTTGGGCTGGCAATATATGAGAAGTATGACAGGATTGGTTTGTGGGGTGTGGACATGAAGGAGAAAGGTGAGTGGGGTCATGCAAATGAATACAGGGATGAAAGACCTAACTGTGAGTATTTGCTTGGCTTTGCCAAGGGAAGGGGTATAGAGATCTACTTACCCCCTGATTGCCCACTTCTTAAATTCAACGGAGAATTCCCACTAGGAACCGTGATCCCTCATTACGGGGTTCGTTACGGTTTTCTAAGTGATGGGTTTTCTTACCAGGAAGCTAAAACATGAAAGACTTAGAAGATGTTATAAAGAAGGTATCAAAGATGAAAAAAACCAAACGGGAAAAGAGAGAGCCTGTTCCAGAGACTACCCGTGAATGGTTGGAAAAAGCTTATCCACCAGAAGGTGGCAGGGCACAAAAGGTGGGTGGTGTAGGTTATGTCTAGGAAAACAGTTTTTGAATATATGCCAGGAAGGCGAACGGATATGCACGAGCATAACGATGGCAGTGTTACGTTTGATACAGTTCAGGATGTAGAGCCTATACTGGAATATAACAAGATGATGATGAACGAGTATGGTGATAAGTTGACTCCTGGCAAAAGGGGTACTTGGCATAAGGTCGCTTCTGTTCCTGTCAATATATGGGAACAATGGTTGAATGAAACAGATCGCGCAATAGAGAAGGATAAGAAACTTCTCAACAAGTATCTTAATGATCCAGACAACAGATTTTTTAGAACATCACCAACCAATTTATAGAGGAACAAGATATGATTAATCTAGCAGGAACCACAAACGTTATTAGACCAGTAACGACCCATACATTATCCGCAACGACATCCAGTGGTGGAACTGCAACATCTGCATTTAATTCGGATACAAATATAGTTATGGTAACTGCAACTGCTGGTTGTTTCGTTGCCTTTAATCCAGATCGCCCTGCCACGACATCTTCCACTTATATCGCAGGTGGAACACCTTACTTTTTTCGTGTAGAACCGCAAGCAATGGCTGCAGCGATTACTGGGACAGGCACAGCATCAGTTTATCTTACTGAACTGACAAGATAGATGGCAATTTCGACTTATGGTGAGCTGCAGACCAGTGTTGCTAACTGGCTAGACAGGGATGATCTGACTTCGAGAATACCAGAGTTCATTGCTCTGTGCGAATCAATGATTATAAGACCATTGAGGGTGAGAGGTATGGAAACTTTAGATACTTCCATCAGTACAGTGGGTGGTCAGAGAAACTATGATCTTCCTTCTGGTTACTTGCAGATGAAGGAATTTCACTTAACCACAAGTCCAATAAGATCTTTAGCTTACTTAACTCCAGAGATGATGTTCAGGGTTTGGGCTGGTAGCACATCTGGTACACCTAACGCATATACGATTATCCAAGATCAGTTCTATCTGGGTCCAGCTCCAGCTTCAGCTATGACCACAAGTATGCTCTACTATAAGCAGTTTGATGCGTTGTCAGATTCCGCTCCAACTAATTGGGTTATTACAAATGCACCACATCTATATCTCTATGGATCGCTCTTACAGGCAGAGCCATTCCTAATGAATGATGCAAGAGTTCCTCTATGGGAGAAGGCTGTAAGACAAAGCCTTTCAGACATTCAGGAACAAGACAACAAGGATAGACATTCTGGATCAGAAATGAGAGTAATGAATACAGGCGGGTACTTCTAATGGCACTAGAAACAGGCAATTATATAAGCGATCTTGTAAAGACTAATCCACTTTCCTCAGACAATATCTCAGAGGGGGATGATCATCTTCAACTTATAAAGAAGATTTTGCAGCGGACCTTCCCTATGGGAACGGACACCTCACTCGATAGTGGTGTGGGTCCAGATCAGGCAGTCCAGGTTCTTATTGCAGAGGCTTCCCCAGGGCCAACGATAGATACTTCTGCGAGTGGCAATGCTGCAAGAGCTATGGGTTTGCTATGGTTAGACACAAGTAACAATCTCCTCAAAATCCGCAACCAAGCCAATGATGCCTGGATCACATTATCGATAGATCCAGAGACATCCAATAAAGTAGACATCAATGATGGTACGATAGATGGGGTTGCCATTGAAAATTCCATTATAGGTGCAGCTACGCCAGCAGCGGGAACATTTGTTGCACTTGAAGGAACTGCTGTAAAGGCAACTTCATCACTTACCCTGGATACCGGGGTGGATATGATCTTCGAGGGTGCCACTGCTGATGCTTATGAAACTACTGTTACAGTAACTGATCCTACTGCTGACAGAACTATTACAATACCGAACGCTACTGATACTTTAGTTGGTAAGGCTACCACAGATACCCTTACTAACAAGACCATGACTAGCTCTGGTAATACCTTTGATGATTCCACTTCATCCGTAAAGGGTATGGCATCCTTTTCCACTGATAACTTTAGTGTGTCTTCTGGGGCAGTAACAATTAAAGATGAAGGTGTTGCTAATGCAGAGTTAGCGCATATGAACGCTAACACAGTTAAGGTGAGAGATGCTAACTCTACCGGAGATCCCTCTGATGTTGCTGTAGCCTCAACTGAACTTTTGATTGGCAACGGTGCTGGATTTAATACTGCTACTCTTTCTCAAGATGTAACTATAACAAATGCCGGTGTAGCAACTGTTGGAAAAATAGGTAATGTGACTGTGGATACAAGCGGTGCTGCTGATAACTATGTTTTGAAATATGATTCTTCTTCAGCCAAGTTTTCCCCGGAACCAGATAGCATAGCAAATCACCTTACAACGAAAGGTGACATACTTAGCTATTCAACTACAGAGGGTAAATTTGAAGTTGGTACTACTAATGATTATCCTCTTGTTGTGAATTCATCAGCAGCATTCGGAATTAATTATGCACAATTAGCAACAGATGGTATGGCAGACAATGCTGTAACGCTTGCAAAATTGGAGGATGGCACTCAAGGAGATATTCTCTACTACGGTGCATCAGGCGCACCCGCAAGACTAGGCTTTGGAACATCCGGGAGATTCCTAAAGACTCAAGGAACAGGCGCTGATCCAGTTTGGGCTGATACTACTGACACTACCTATACGGCTGGGCCGGGGTTGGATTTAACTGGTACTAAATTTTCGGGAGACTTAACGTCTAACGGTGGTCTTGAATTTAGCGGCGCTGGTGACAGCGGAACATTACAGGTTGCAACCGGAATCTCCCAATACGACGTAGCACAGTTTGCTTCAGGTGTTGTCGATAATGATTTCCTGAAGATAGCCACGACCTCAGTAGAGGGAAGAAGCGCGGCTGAAGTTTTATCAGATATTGCCGCACTGCCGCTTGCTGGCGGAACCATGTCTGGAACAATAGCCGCTGATGACCAGCAGATTACAAAACCAAGACTTACGGATTATTCAGAAACTATAAATGCAATAGGATCGGTAAGTGCGGCCACTAATATAGATCTTGAAGATGGTAATGTACAATCACTGACTGTAACTTCTGGAACTTTTAATATTGGAATTACTAACGCTTTATCCTCATATTCTAATTCAGTAACATTGATCGGAACTAACTTAGGAACTGGGACTATAAGTTGGTATTCAGGCGCACATGATGGCGGAGGTAATGTTGTCCAGTGGGCCGGTGGTACAGCTCCGACTTTAACTTCTAGCGGAACGGATATATTAACCTTTACTACTTTTAATGGTGGAACAAATTGGTATGGATTTGCAGCAGCATTAGCACTGGCAGCGCCATAGGGGATAACATATGCCATTAGGAGCAAATAAAGCGGCGCTAATGGGTGCTGCTGGTAGTGGGGAAGACACTAATTATTTTGGTGATGCGAGTGATGGATCTCTAACTACAAGTGGAGATGAAACTATTCCGCAAGAAACAGATACAGATGATATGGTAATTTTGCAGTATTCTCAATTGACTGTATCATCTGGTGATGCTATGTATAGAGGTACTGTGAGTGGTCGCGGAGTATTTATTTATGTAACTGGCAATTGTACTATAAATGGTGCACTTCATGTGGACGCTACTGCTGGATCTGGCGCAGCTCCGGGAGCAGGCGGTGGTCCGAATGCTGATCCAGAAACAAATACTGATTCCTCTGACAACGCTTCAGTATCTTCAACGGGACTACGACTTCCCATGTTTACAGCCAGTGGAAGTCAGACACTTGCTGCAGCGGATTTCGCAGGATGTGGAAATCCGGTTGTTAATGCTGTAGCAAATCAACCGGGAATTTCTGGAGATGGAACGATATACCAAATTCTAAGGACGGGTGGTGCAAGCGTAAGCGGTAATTCCGTTAATGGAAATGCTGGTGCTACTGGTGCTGATATAATCTCCGCTGGTTCTGGTGGTGGTGGAAGTGCTACTGGAGGGGCTGGAACTAATGGTACAACTGGTCCCGGTATTTGCTGGGGTGGAGGCGGTGGAACAGGAGGGGCAGCTGGCCCTGGTAGAGCCTCTGGTAATGCTGGGTTTTGTCATGGAAGTGGTCAAAGCACAGGTGGCAGCGGTTGGTATGGACAGAGATCAGGTTCAGGTGGTCGTGGAGCAGGAACTCTAGTTCTTGTGGTTGGTGGTGATCTTACTATAGGTGCTAGTGGAAGAATTTCTGCTAATGGAGGAGCGCCGGGATTTGGTAATGGTGACACTGGTTGTGGCGGAGGAGCAGGAGGTGGAATTGTTCTTGTTCTATATGCTGGAACATTATCCAATTCAGGAACTGTACAAGCGACTGGTGCGTCTGGTGTCGGCACCGGTCCAGATGGTGGTAATGGTGGGGCTGGAGGAGTTAGAATTGCTCAAATATCTTCTGCTTAGATTATTGTGAGAAGAAGTATATTTGAAGTTCCGTTGTTTGGCCCGTATCAAGTTAGCAATTGGTCTTCAGGCTTAAAGTCTGATTTATTAACTCGATTTAAAAAAACCAAACCAAAGGATCGTGGTTGTGTTCTTACTGATTATAATGACAGTCTAAATTTGCCCGGATATAAAAAATTTGTTATAGATACTTTAGGACAAGTATTTAATGAGTTTTCTCAGGACATTCAAATTCCAACAGATAAAATGTATGTTCCTGATATATGGATAGAAACTTCCCGCAAGCATGGACATCATAACCTCCACACGCATGGGGCTGTTGGATACTCAGCGTGTTTTTATATTGAGTTTGATCCAGAAGCTCATAAAAGTACAGTGTTTTATTCTCCATTGCATAATTTTATAAATGGGGAATGTCTTTATTTTCAGGATACTGGCACACAAGAGGGAAGTGTAGTATTTTTTCCATCATGCCTTATGCATGAAGCGCCATGCAATAGTGTTGAAAAGCCTAGAACAGTGTGTTCTTTTAATATTAAGTTTCGATGAGTATCGTGCCTTCCAAATCTGTAATTCAATGCTTAGAAAATCCATGCACTAATGAATACTTAAAATTAAAAGAGCATGTTAATGGTGTGGAGATGGGGTGGTTTTATTTTCCATGTACCATTGAAGATAACAGAGGTATTGATTGTTTGCAATCAAATGATGCTCCTTTCTATAGTCATATGATTATGGAAAGACCTAATAAGGAAAATGGAACTCCCTTTTCAAAGATAACGTCCGAACTTTTTCCTTCAGTTTATACAGTTCTGAGTCAAATATTTGAGCATAATAATATAGATCCTTCCGTGATTTATAGAATTAATTTTAATTCATCTTTTGCTTTTAATGTAAAGAGTACTCCGTATCATGTAGACCTTGATATTCCACATAAAAACTTAATTGTGTATATGAGCACCTTTAATGGTGGCAGGACACTGGTTAAGGATGGAGAAGAAGAAATTGCATTTAATCCTGAAGAAGATAAAATAATATTATTTGATGGTATGCGTCAACACTGTTCAGAGGTGCCAACTGGTAATTCAAGACGCATTGTTCTAGTTGCTTGTTTTCATTGAATCAAAAGAGTGAAAAAAAATGTATGCAAAAATTGTTAACAACGCTGTAGAAAAATATCCATATAGCTTTAGGGATTTAAAGAAGGATCATCCGAGTACTTCTTTTCCGATAGATGTTATGGATCAATCAGAGTTTCAGTCACTTTATGGTGTTACAAGTGTTACAAAAATTCCTCAACCATCGAAAGCTGGGTATAAATACCTAGAAGGAACACCAACTCTTGATGGGTCAGTATGGAAACAAACTTGGATAGAGGAAATAAAAACTATTGATGAACTCACTAGCAATGATATTTCTGGGGATCAAGACCCACCCACCAGAGCCGGGTATACATATGAGGATGCCTCACCAGTTCTTGAGAATGGTGTTTGGAAAAAGGCGTGGACAGAGAGAGAGCTTTCTTACGAAGAGAATAGGTTAGAGGCTTACGGAAGTCCTAACGATCAAATTGAATTCATAACAGAAAACGGTTTAGAAGCATGGCAATCCAAGGTTTCTGAAATCAAGTCACAGTATCCCAAATCATAATGGCCTTGATTCCTGTAGACAATGTAGGTGAGGTAGGAATTGTCAAAGACATCAATGCTTGGCAGTTGCCACCCAATGTCTGGTCTGATGGTAATAATGTACGAGCGGAGCATGGTGCCATTGTAAAGTCTCCAGGTTACGCAGAGGTAATGGCGACTTGTCCTATTGTTCCCCTGTACATTACTAACTTAAATACAGCAGCAGACAACTACTGGGTAATTGGTGGCACAGCAGCCATCCATGTATACAAGGATAGCAATGATACTTGGTACAATATAACTAGATCGTCTGGGGCTTACA